TATGATGAAGGCATCAGACTATATGAGAAGTTTGGTAATGTTGCTACAATTAAAGTTCCTTGCACACGCGAGGGCCTGATCGTCTGTAAGCGACTGTCTGAACAAGGTATCAGAGTTAATGTCACATTGATCTTCTGTGCCGCTCAGGCAGTCCTAGCAGCGAAGGCAGGGGCAGCATATGTCTCTCCCTTTGTAGGACGCTTAGACGACCAGTCAGTGGCGGGTCTGGAGGTTGTTCGTTCTATTGCTGGACTGTATCAGGTTCATGGTATTAGAACTCAGGTTCTATCTGCTTCAATCCGTAGTGTTCAACGTGCTGTTAGGTCATGGTATAATGGAGCTCAGATCTGCACGATGCCTCCAAAAGTATTGGAACAGATGTATGATCACATTCTCACCGACAAGGGTTTAGAAATTTTTGATAACGATTGGAAGCAGGTAAAGCAATGACATTTACAGTATACTCAAAGGATGGTTGTCCCTATTGCACTAAAGTTGAGCAGGTGTTACAGTTAGCAGAACTCAAGTATGTCATATATAAACTTAACCGGGACTATACCCGTCAAGAGTTTTATGATAAGTTTGGGCACGGGTCAACCTTCCCAAGAGTTGTTAAGGATGATACTCTTATTGGTGGTTGTACCGAAACTGTACAATATCTAAGAGAACAGAAATTAGTCTAATGGAAAAAAACCTCAATGACATCTATGATCTTATTGAACATGCGATTGACAATGCCTTTGGGGGACAAATGAATTTAAAATTTTACGACTATCTAAAAACTACAAAAGTTACAAAGCATGAGATAGATGCGTTTATTGAAAGTTCCACGGCTGCAGAGATCAGTGACATTACAACTCAACTAGAAGAGTATCTTGAAGGTGGTAATGACAATGCTCATAAACAACTTCGTGAAGGGTATGGACACATTCCTAAACCTCAAGCGAGGAAGATTAAAAATTACTTGTATAGCATCTTAGAAGATGCATCGAAATATAGTCATGACCGAAGACCTGGCAGAAGAAAAAAACAATCTAAATAATCACGAAACCAACATCAACCGTGGAGTTGAGTTGTTGTTACGCAACAGGAGGAGGAGACCAGAACCACCCAAAACTTTTCAGGTAAAGTTTGGTAAGATGGTGTCTCTCTTCCGAAGAGAGATTGTCTTTCATCTAAACTTCTATCTGGACATCAGAAAGAAATAATCTCTGGAGGACAGAAGATGTTAGCAGTAACACTGACCATTGGAACATTGGTATCGATCATGTTCTTTTTTGTAGGAGGTGTGGTAGGATGGTTAGCGAAAGACCATGTATATCAAACCCAACCCGTTTATACTCACCCAGAGATGTTTGATGAAAACGGAAATGTATTACCAGACGAAATTTTAGCAGTACGATTTGAAAATAGCTATGACGAGCTCGACCAAGAAGACGACGAAAACTAAAGAGGAACTACCACCCAATCCATTCATTCACGAAATTCTTGAGGTTGCAAGTAAGCAACGCTCAAAGGCAAAGAAGATTGAAGTTCTTCAGGAGTATGCTAATCCTGCCCTGAAGACCCTCTTTATTTGGAACTTTGATGACACTGTAGTTTCTGTAGTTCCAGAAGGTGATGTTCCTTACAATCAGAATGAAGTTCCCGTTGGCACTGATCACACTTCTCTCCGAAAAGAGTACAAGCACCTTTATAATTTTGTGAAGGGAGGAAATGATTCTCTCACCTCCCTCCGCAGAGAGACAATGTTCATTCAAATTCTTGAAGGTCTACATCCACAAGAAGCTGAAGTCCTTTGTTTAGTTAAAGACAAAAAGTTACAAACTAAATATAAATTAACATACGAGGTTGTTTCTCAAGCATTTCCCGATATTCGTTGGGGAGGTCGTTCATGACTGTTGTTGCAGAGCAAGAAAAAGAAATGGCAGAATACGGATCAGAGGTTAGTAAAATAAATCCATCTGATTATAGTTGTCAAATCCTGCTGGAAAAAACTACGGTAGAAGCAGCAAATGATAAGTCGTTTCCTACAGATGCAAGACTTATCTGGTATGTTGTTGATGGTGAGACACATGTTGACCTTACGAGATGTAGTAAAACATCTCAACTTTTTGACATGTACTATGACAAGTACGGAAAGGATGCAGTTCAAAAAATTGATTTTGGATATGGAACGGTCAGTCCCAAACTTTGGGGAGTAAAACCAAAGAAAGAAAAGAAAAGAAAATGAATGATGATGATCTAAGGAATCAAATTAATGATTTGATTCGTGATGAAATTCAGGAAGCCATCAATGATTATGTTGATGAAAAAGAAGAGCAATCAAAAAGTGGACTTGGATTTGTTCGCTCTGATGAAGAGAAACAACTGAAGGTTAAAGTCTCAAATGATGAGATTGATAAAATTCTAAAAGAATATAAGAAAATAAAGAAGGGTCAAAGATCTAATCTTTCGCACATTAAAAAATTAGGATTGGTTGACAAACACGGTAGACCATTAAAATAAATACACTAGCAGGAGTGTTCCGCGTATGCTTTCCACCCAATATAGGTTGCGACTTGAAGCAATCTGCGAAAAGATAGTTCTTGGTGAGGACGTATCTTTAACTGATATGATCTGGGCAAACAAACTAGCAAAAGCAAATCAAAGTGCAGCATCAATACTAAGGAAAGCACGTAGAAGAGCATCCAATCCCAATATGGAGGAGGGTGGACTTGATGATTTTATGAACCAGATGGATTTAGGTGACCCGGATCCATCTAATCATTCATCAGGGTTCGGTAGTGCAGATGATATTGCAGATTGGTTTTCCCACGAAAGAACAGATGATTGGAGACAGAGAGACTGATGCAAGCACTAATTTATTCTAACGGCAGTCAAGAATGTGAAAGGGCTCAAGACCTTCTTCAAAGTATCAAGGAGGATGTCAGAGTTTTTAATCTTAATACAGATTTTACAGACAAAGAATTTCGTGCAGAGTTTGGCACTGAGGCAGAGTATCCACAGATCTCCATTGGACTTAACCATCGAGGGTCCTTGAAGGAGACACTGCAATACTTGTTTAAAAAATAATTAAACTGTAACACAAGTTACAAAACTACTTGACTATATAATCTATGAGGTCTATAATAGACCTGTCGTTCATCCCACTCTTGGGTGGGACGCAAGTAAGTCGCGGAACGGAGCGTTCATCCCATGTTGCCAGAATTTCTTCTTTATTCAAATCTTCTTTGTGAAGATGCTGATGCAATCATGCTCAGGATCAAAGCAAATGAGGATATGAATTCTATTGTTAAAGTTGAATTGATTGATACAATTCGGGAGGCAACTCCTAATTGTCCATGGGACGCAAACGACTAAAGGAACGGACCTAAAAATCCAATTACTTTAGGAGTAACTATCATGAACACACTCAATCTCATTCGCAAGCAGATCCAAAAGGCTTCTGCATTGCATGACGCACAAATCTCTCACACCTCATATCGTGGTGTTGAGTATGATACTCGTTGTGTTGAAAGTAAGGAAACCCACGGTACATTCTGCTATCGCGGTAAGACTTACTCTAAGTGATTGACTTACCAATTAAATATTGTTAGAATGGGAGGGAAACCTCCCATTTTTTATGGATAGAGACAAACTTAAATTGATAGTAAGGAATCTCAAACTTCTTGTTGAGTCATTAGAGAGTGAAGTATTTTCTGATGTAGACTCATACACAACTAAGCAGGAAAACTTTGATGATCCTGCTATAAATTATATAACCGATTACGACGAAGTATTTGATGACGATGATGGATACCCAGATTAAACTTATCAGTGCAACTCCTGATGCGGAGAAGCACATGGCATATTGTGCCCGTGTAAGTAACCCTGCAAACCAGGAGAATGAGAAGTTCTCTGGTCTGCTTAAATATTGTGTGAAGCATCAGCACTGGAGTATCTTTGAGCAGGCATACATGACCCTGGAGATCAATACCACCAGGGGTATAGCGGCTCAAGTGCTTCGACATAGGAGTTTCACATATCAAGAATTTTCACAACGCTATGCTGATTCCTCCCTACTCGCGGAGGAGATCCCCCTCCCCGAACTCCGACGCCAAGACCTCAAGAATCGTCAAAATTCTACTGATGATTTGGACCCGTTTGTTCGGCAAGAATTCCAAT